CTTTATCACCTGTAGCACCTTTGTCACCATCACCACCTTTTTCACCATCAGCACCTTTGTTACCATCAACACCTTTTTCACCAGGTCCACCTTTTTCACCATCTCCTCCAGGTCCACCTTTATCACCTTCTCCACCTTTTTCTCCATCGCCTCCTTTTTCTCCAGCGTCACCTTTTTCACCATCGCCTCCTTTTTCTCCGTCACCACCTTTTTCACCATCAGCACCTTTTTCTCCAGCTCCTCCTTTATCTCCTTTGTCACCATCGCCACCTTTGTCACCAGCACCTCCTTTAGCACCAGCACCTCCTTTATCACCAGTATCTCCTTTATCTCCAGCGTCACCTTTGGCTCCGTCACCACCTTTATCTCCTTCACCACCTTTCTCACCTTTATCACCAGTGGTTCCTTTATCACCTGTAGCACCTTTGTCACCATCAGCACCTTTTTCTCCTGCTTCTCCTTTGTCGCCTTTAGCTCCGTCGCCACCTTTTTCTCCGTCGCCACCTTTTTCACCATCAGCACCTTTTTCACCAGCACCTCCTTTGTCTCCAGCACCTCCTTTGTCTCCATCACCACCTTTTTCACCAGGTCCACCTTTATCACCATCTGTTCCTTGAGTACCTACAACTCCTTTAGGACCTTGTTCTCCTTTATCTCCGTCAGTACCTTTAGCACCAACAGCACCTTGAGCACCAGTAGTACCTTGAGCACCTTGTTCACCTTTATCTCCAGGTCCGCCTGGTTCACCTTTTGGACCAGTATCACCTTTAGAACCTCTATCACCTACTGTTGTAAATGAAATTATAATATCTTGTGAGTTTGTAAATGCACTTCCACCTGTTGATGAAATTGTATCTAAATCTAATGTCCACCAACCTGTATTGTCAGTTAAATCATCTATTGGAAATAATAAAAATTGAGAAGCATCTGTTCTACTTGCAATTCTCATATGTCCTTTAATAGCTGAATCTACTGCTTTAATTGATACTAAGAATGATTGAATTGAATTCCCATCATCATCAGTAATATCTATATATGCTTTTGTTGCTGAAGTTTGTGTAGCATTATCTAATTGAATAATACCTGTTCCTGGATCTGCTGCTGGGGATGGTACGGTTGTACTAAATGTATAATCAAATGAAGCACCACCAAATGAACCTTCTGTACCCTGAACACCTTGAGGGCCTAAATCACCTTTAGTACCAGTTATACCTTGTATTCCTTGGGCACCTACTTCGCCTTTATCGCCTGTATCACCTTTAACACCTATTGTACCTTGGGGACCTAAATCTCCTTTAACGCCAACTTCACCTTTAGTACCATCTGTTCCTTGTGTACCTTGAGGACCTAAATCTCCTTTAGCTCCAGTATCTCCTTTAACACCTATTGCACCTTGAGGTCCTAAATCACCTTTAACACCTATTGCACCTTGGGGACCTAAATCACCTTTGACACCATCTGTACCTTGAGTACCTACTTCGCCTTTATCTCCTTTAGCACCAGTATCTCCTTTATCACCTGTTGCACCTTTATCTCCAGTTGTACCTTTATCTCCAGTAGTACCTTTTTCTCCATCATCTCCTTTGACACCATCTGTACCTTGAGTACCTACTTCGCCCTTATCTCCTTTAACACCTACTTCACCTTTATCTCCTTTGACACCAACTTCACCTTTATCTCCAGTTGTACCTTTATCTCCAGTATCACCTTTAACACCTATTGTACCTTGGGGACCTAAATCTCCCTTAACACCTATTATACCTTGAGGTCCTATATCGCCTTTAACACCATCTGTACCTTGAGTACCTATTGCGCCTTTTTGTCCTTTTTGTCCTTTATCACCTTTGACACCATCTGTACCTTGAGTACCTACTTCACCTTTATCACCTTTAACACCTACTTCACCTTTATCTCCAGTGTCGCCTTTAACGCCAACTTCGCCTTTAGTACCATCTACACCTTGGGGTCCTAATTCACCTTTAGCACCTATTATACCTTGAGGCCCTAAATCACCTTTAGCACCTATTATACCTTGAGGTCCTACATCACCTTTAGTACCATCTGTACCTTGTGTTCCGTCATTACCTTTTTGTCCTTTTTCTCCTGTTTCTCCTTTATCTCCAACAGTTCCATCAGTACCTTGAGTACCAATTTCACCTTTTTGTCCTTTGTCTCCAGTTGCACCTTTTTCTCCATTTACACCTTTCTCACCTACTTCGCCTTTATCACCTTTAACACCTATTGTACCTTGAGGTCCTAAATCACCTTTATCTCCTTTGTCTCCTTGGGCACCTGTATCTCCTTTTTGTCCTTTATCTCCTGCATCACCTGTAGTTACAAATGATACTAAAACATCTTCATTATTTGTAAATGGACTTGTAGCAGAGTATGCTTGAATACCTACAGTAATATTCCACCATTCATCCGTATCTTGAACTGATAAATCTGATATACTAAATAATAGGAATTGTGAAGCATCACTTAAATTTGCAATTTTTACGTGTCCTTTAACAGCGGACGTTACGTTCTTAATAGACGTCATGAACGAATTAATACTGTTGCTATTATCGTCAGTTGAATCGATATATAATGCTGTAGCAGTATTTTGTGTTGTAGAACTTAATCTTAATTTTCCTGTAGTTGGGTCGTCTTCTTGTGTTGAAGTATCAAAAGTATAATCAAATGAAGCACCACCAAAGTTACCGTCAGTACCTTGAGCACCATCTACACCTTGAGGTCCTAATTCACCCTTTTGTCCTTTTTCACCTATTTCACCTTTTGGTCCTTGTTCACCTTTTTGACCAATAATACCTTGTATACCTTGTACCCCTACTTCACCTTTATCTCCTTTGTCTCCTTGGGCACCTGTATCTCCTTTTTCACCTTGAGGTCCTAATTCACCTTTTTGTCCTTTATCACCTGCAGTGCCTTTATCACCTTGATTACCTTTTTCACCTATATCTCCTTTAACACCTACTTCACCTTTATCACCTTTTGAACCTAAATCACCATCAAGACCTTGAGCGCCTTGAGGTCCTAAATCACCTTTAGTACCTATTATACCTTGTGCTCCTTGAGTACCAATAGAATCATTTCTATATAAAGTCCCATCTGCTGCAGCTACAACTACATCTGTTACACCTGTATCTGTCCCTAGATTTAATTTTGTAGTACCGCTACTGGTTAAAGCAGTTTGTACATCTAATTTATTTAATTCAGCGTCTGAACCACTGATAATGATTTCTCTCCAGTTTGCCATGGTATTTTATATGGTTATAAATATGCAGCTTTATTCCTTAGAAAACATGGTTTTATTTTTTTGTTCTCTTTTTTCTAAAGCCGTAAAGTAATTTTGAAGTTCTAGAGTAGTTCTATAGGCAATTTCCATATCTTCACCCTTAATATTATTATCCCTTAAGGTATTTAGTAAAAATATTATTTGTTCTTGAGACAGAAGAGGTAAATCCGCATTGGGATTTACCTTTCCTATTTCAATATTTCCCGCTTTGAAAGCGTGTCCTTTAAAACTCATTACTCACTTTATTTTATGAGTAAATGTATACATCTTGATTAGCACCAACAAATATATTACCTTTTTTCTGGTATTTAGCTACTACTGCTGCTGGTGTATCTACGCCTGCTGCACCTTCTACTACTGCTGACATAAATGCGTCAGGAGTATATGATGTAGTACTTGGATCAAATGATCCTGTTACACTCCATCTTAGTGTTGCTGCGTCGTAAGCAAATGCTTCACCGTTTGCAGGGCCGTCTTGTTGTATTACAATACCACCATCTCCTACTGAAGTTGAACCAGAAGCTAATCTAATAAATCTATCAGCTACGTCTAAGTTTTCTGCATGTTGGAATGAAGCTGTACCTTGTACTACTAAATTTCCTTGTACTAAAGCATTTCTACCAATTGTAGCATCTCTTGTTACTGTTAAATCTTGATCAATTGTAACATCTGTTGCTAAACTTACAGCACCTGATGATACTGCGAAATCTGCTGATGCGAATGAAGCAATACCTTTGTTAGTTGCTGAAGCATCTTCTCCACTAATAGTAACTGTTTGAGAACCAGCGACTGTATTAATACCTTCACCTGCAGCTATTGTTAATGTTTGAGTTTTTAATGCTACAGTACCCGTTCCACTTTCACCTGCAATTGCTAAGTTACTTGCTACGTTTATTAATCCTGCACCATCTCCAACAAATGAACCAGTAAATGAACCTGTAATTTTAGTATCTGCTACTGCTCCAGTGTTTGTAATGTTAGTTAAACCTGTTATTGAAGCTGCTGTTGCACCTAGAGCTACTGATGTAGAACCAAGTGTTACACTACTATTTGTTAATTTTGAGTTCGCAATTGAACCTGCTAACATTGCGTTAGTAACTCCTAATGCTTTAACATTTAATGTGTCTCCAGTAATTTCGATTGATGAATCATCAACACCTACGCTTAATGCTGTTCCACCACCACCGGCTAAACCTGCACCTGCTACTGAAGTTGCGATTTGAGTTGCTGTAATTCCTGCATCTGCTACTTTAACACCAGTTGATGCTACAGATAATGTAGAACCATCTGCTTGTACTGCAAATGTTGCTGCTGCTTGACCATCGTAAGGACCACCTGTTAAACCATTACCTGATGTTAAATCAGCTAAGTCAATATCAACCTCACCTTTAAATGATCCAGTGAAACTACCTGTTATGCTAGAATCTGCTACTGCTCCGGAGTTTGAAATATTGGTTAAACCTGCTAATGAAGCTGCTGTAGCACCTAATGCTACTGAAGTTGATCCAATTGTTACACTACTATTTGATAGTTGTGAATTTGTTACATTTGCAAGTGCACCACCTAATGTAAGTGTTGGGTTAACACTGTCTCCATCTGATGTTAATGTAATACCGTTTTCAGTTCCAGTTGCTGATACAGATTGTACTGTACCTGAACCTAATCCTGAAGCAGCGATACTAATACCACCTGCTGAATTTGTTACTGTAATATTTGCTCCACCAGTTAAAGTACCTAATACCGGATCTGCTCCTGTTGAACCAATTACTAATTGACCGTTTGTAGCTTGACCTAGAGCTGTTACCGCACCGGTTCCACTACCTAGAAGTACGCCACCATCTGTTAAGGTAGATGCTCCTGTACCACCCGAGGCTACGGGTAAGGCTGTATCTAAGGATAATGCTGATAAGTCAGCTACCGATCCGGATACGATTACTTTTTTCCAAGTTGCCATTGATTAATTGTTTTTAAGTTAATTAAATTATTTTATTATACGTATGCAACCTGAACATTTAAGTTCTATTATTTTAATATTTTTTTAGTCTATTCCTATAAAAGCAGAGGATGTTGTAAAATACAATCCTCCTACTATAGCTGATGGTGCTCCATCTGCACCTACTCTAGCTCTAAATGTAGCTACACCTTCTTGGTTTATATTAAATAAACTTTGTGTTGGTGCTGCTGCATTAGATATTAGGAAATTTTCGTTTGTGTTTAATAAGGTATCGAAACTACCTGTTAAACCAAATACATTGCCTGTTAAACCATCACTACCTGTTATTTGAGCTGAACCTGTATATGGGAAAGCATCTCCTCCTCCTGATCCTGTTACTGCTTGATCTATTATTGATGGTAGTGCAATTTGATATCCTGCAACATCTGCTCCTGCACTTAAACCTGTTATAACATCATCTCCAAATATTGTTACATTTGATGATGTAGTTGATAATGCTCCAATAGCAATTGATTGGTTTGAAGCAACATATAAAAAGTCTCCACTATCGGATTCAACTCCTTGTTCAGCCCATTTTACAAATGCAGAAATCCCAGCTGTACCTATATCTCTATAAGTTACTTCTGATAATTCATATAAATGGAATTTACCAGTAATTAAACTTCCTCCTAATGAAGGTGATGCTGATCCTATAATTGCATATTTAGGTGTTAAAGCAGCATCATAATCTGAATCATCACTACCTGTTATATTGTTTACTGTTAATACGTTTTGAGGATCACTAAATGAAGCACTATTAATAAAATAAGTACCTGCAGGTGTGTCAGCTGTAAATATTCCTCCTGTTTGGGTTGCATTAGCAGCTGCACTTACTGTTATTGTTGAACCAGCTATATTTGTAATAGTTACATCTGCTGCAAACCCTGAACTAATAGTATTAATTGTTTGGCCTATTCTTAACAAATTTATATCAAAAGTGGCATTTAAAGCAGTGGCATTTGTAATTGTATTTTGCCCACTTGTTGTGTCACCATTGATCGCTACTAAATTATCATATGATGGAGTAGCGCTTGTAAGTTTTCCTATAAAAAGTTGATTTTCGTAAGCCATTATCTATATCTAATTTTTAATTAAATTAATTTTTTAAAATTGGAACCTAATTAAGTTGTTAATAAATGTATTAACACTACCAACTACAAATCTATTAAAGTTACCAGATATATTAGCTGATACTGTACCTGCGGCATTAAATCCACCAGTATCTAATTTATATACTCCTACTAATGGTGGGTTTTGGTCCGTTAAAGAATTATTATCACCACCTCCATTTGTAATACTAGTTGGCATTGTTAATGTAAATGTGTTTGTTGATTTAAGACCTGTTGTTAGGGCAATTGAATTAATTTGTATATTTCCTGCACTTGGTGCTTGAATTGTTCCTGCAGCTTCATCAAATGATGTAATTTTAGCTGCTGGAATATATGTTAAATCAGTTCCACTTGCTGTTCCAGATGTTCCTGAAGCAAAATCAAATGCGTTTGTTGAAACGTTTTCAATTGTTACATATAAATAAGTATCTGATCCTCCTCTTACTACAATAAAATCTCCAGCTGTTAAACCGTGTGCTGTAGATGTTACAGTAACTGTTGTACCTGTTCTAGTCCATGCTTTGTTTCCAAATACTGTACCTGTACTCATTATTTGACATTCTTTACCACTGTTTAATACTGATGCTATATATCTAACTTGAGGGTTAATTGCTGTATCTGAACCACCTCCTGCACCTGGGGCACCTTTTGAACCTTCGTCACCTTTTGGACCTGTTAATCCAGTTGCACCTTGTGGTCCTAAATCACCTTTAGTACCGGCACCTGTAGCACCTTTATCTCCGTCTACACCTTGAGGTCCTAAATCACCTTTAACTCCTGTTGGTCCTACATCACCTTTACCTCCTTGAGGTCCTACGTCACCTTTAACTCCTACTTCACCTTTATCTCCGGTTGGTCCTACATCACCTTTACCTCCTTGAGGTCCTACATCACCTTTAACTCCGGTATCTCCTTTTACACCTACTTCACCTTTATCTCCTTTAGGTCCTGCTACTGTTGAATCAGAGCCTTTATCTCCTTTATCACCAGTATCACCTTTAGCACCTTGTGTACCAGTATCTCCTTTATCACCAGCTGCACCTTTATCACCTGTTCCTCCAATGTCACCTTTATCTCCTTTATCTCCTTGAGGCCCAATTTGACCTATAGCACCTTGTGGTCCTAATGGTCCTGCTGGTCCTTGATCACCTTTAGTACCTGCACCAGTTGCACCTTGTGGTCCTAAATCTCCTTTAGCTCCACCTGCACCAATTGCACCTTGTGGTCCTAAATCTCCTTTAGCTCCACCTGGTCCTATAGGTCCTAGATCACCTTGAGGGCCTGTATCTCCTTTATCTCCTTTTACACCATCAACACCTTGTGAACCTGGGGAACCATTTGGTCCAATAGCACCAGTATCACCTTTAGCTCCACCAGCACCAACGTCACCTTTTGGACCTACTGGTCCTTCAGCACCTTTATCACCAGCTACACCTTGAGCACCTTTAGTTCCAGAAGCAATTGTTGCTTTAGAAATTACGTTAGTTGAATCATCAATTTGCACAACATATCCTGTTGATGCAATTGCAGGTCCCATATCGAATTTATTATAAGAACCTGAAATGTGTAGTGATCCTGTTATTTTAAGTGATCCCGAATCCGCTGGTACAGTGGTATTTCCAATTGTAATATCGTAATTTTGGGCACCTGTAAAAGCGTCAACAGATTGAGAGACTTGTAATGCCTCTATGGTCAAACCTGTTTGAATATTAGTTTTATCTAGTGTTAATGCCATGGTGTAAAGTATATTTTATTATAAATATGTAAATTTTATTGTCTGTCTATGTTTACTAAAATAGTTGTGTCAGTTGTTCTAGAAGTAGGCAAAGGTTGCGCTAATTTCCCAACTGCTACCAACTCATTATTATTATTATACATACCAACTGTTGTAATGTAAGGTGAAAAGAATGATGAAGTTACAAAATTATAAACTGTGCCATCATTGCTAGAACCTGATATTGTTGTTGGATTTAATGAATAATTAAATTCGTCCTCTGCTAGTGTACATTTATACTGCGTCTCATAAATAGTAAAAGAAGAAGAAAATGATGCAGTTATGTCAGTAGTGAATGCAAAGTTATCTACATCTAAATATCCTACTGTTCTACCACCATATTTTCCTGCTCCATATTCAACCTCACTATATCCTGCTCCTATTTCTCCTGTTCCTACATTTCTAGGTCCTCCAGTAAATATTACCATTCCATGTTCGTATACTACGTTACCAACATTAATTGATGTTGGAGGATTACTATTAGGGCAATCTCTCATTAATCTACCTTCTCCATCATCAAAATAACTACCACTTGGAGTTATAATTTTTAATGATTTGGGTTGAACAAAATCTCCAAACAATGCCTTTGGTATAGACATTACTGCTATTGTAGGATTAAATGTACCTGTTCCATAAACAGCTTCACCATATTTTGCTGAGCCATATTTTGCTCCATCTAATGTTAAAGTTGTATATGAACTAGTTATAAAGTACTTTTCAGGTACTAAATCTGTTTGTTCAAAATTAAAAAATGCATTACTACCAATTGGACCAATTGATGTTCCATCGGGTTGATTTGAAGCAGTATTTACTTGTTGAACTTCTCCATTACTACTTGATACGTAATTTGAATAGTATAATTGTTTAATTGAATTATATACTGCTGATTGAGTATATTGTGTATCTGTTGTTCCAGATGTTACAACGTCATTAATAGGACTACCTAAATATCGGGCAATGTCAACATTAGATGCTGTTAAAGCATTACCTTTGTATTCGAAGCCCTTAGTTAGTTCTAAAGGCGATACTATTATATCTTGTGAATTGAATTGTTTGTACGCCGCCATCCATTCTTAAAAATCTAATTTAACTCTAACTAAAGCTTCTTTTGTAAAGTCTTTGTTAAGAGGTTTTGATAATTTTGCTACTGCTAATAATTCGTTTGCATCATTGTATAAACCAACTGTTGTCATATATGTTTGAGGGTTATTAATGAAATAATCATAAATAACTTCTCCAGTTGATCCTGAAATATATGATGGGTTTTCAGAATAGTTAAATTCTGAGTTTCTAGCTCTAACAAATACAAAATCTGATGTAATTGTTTCTTCACTATTTAATCCAAAATATCCACTTCCAGAAATTGCTTGCCACATTTTAAGTGAGTTAACTGGTGAACCTGGAGTATTAGCTGAAGTTTCAGTTTGTAAATTAATACCTGTAGCACCATTAACATCTAAAGCGTCTCCATTCAATAAAATAGTTCCAATATCTGGTAAAAATAAACCGTAAGAACCATATGCTTGAGAATATCCATTTGCTTGAGATGAAGTATTTGCTACACCATCTGAACCTGATACGATTTGATAAGCTCTTGTTGTTCCATAATATGTTGGTAGGTTAACTCCTGGTGTTTTAGAATTATCTGTTAAGTATAATGTAGATTCACCTGCACCACTTCCACTTAATCTTAAATTTAAAGAACCTGGGAATAAAGCTTGTTTGTATCTAGATCTTTCTATACTTAAAGCATAAATTGAACTACCTGTTACATCACCAAATACAAAATCTGAATTTTCGTCTTCTAAAACTAATGTTCTATATTGCCCATAAATAGTTGATGAAGGGGAAACATTAGATACTAATGAATTGAATGCGTAAGCACCCCCACCGTCTTTATTACCATAAGCAATTTCAAATTGTGCAGTTGAAAGAGAAGATGTTGGGTTACCATTAAAAATAGTAGTATAGTATACACCTGAGTCACTATTAATTTGGTTCGATTGGGTGAAAAATGTTGATAATGTTGGTTCGTTATTTGACCAACACGTAGCAGTTTGTGCCTGTGCACTTACTACAAAATCGTCTGCTTCTAATCTTTTAAATGCCATTTATTTTTATTTATGTTGTTGACTTCGTTATTGTTATTGGAATAGTAATTCTTGCTCCACTATCCAAACCATTTACTGTTAATGTGCTTAATAATGTTGAATTAGATCCAAATAATGTATTTACAGTAGTAGCTCTTAATGTAAACTGTGTACCAGTAATAGTTGATGATACATTAGTTCCAATTGTTTGAGTTGCTGTAGCATTTGCTGCTGCAGCTGCTGTAGTATTAATACCAGTTGCTTCAAATGTATTAAGTAATCTAATATCTGCTATAGTACAACTATATCCTGCTGTTTCAAATACTTGGTCATTACCTAAATAATTCAATGTTTGAGGGGTAATTGCAATAGTAGCACCTTGTTGTAAAGTAATAGCATCATATCCTAAATTAAGTATAGGTAATTTAGCTGTACCTCTTGGTAATGTAGCCAATTTATACTTCATTATTTGAGTTTGTTCTGGAAATGCTTCTAATAGTGGCATTCCATCTATAGCTTGACCATAGAATGCAGAACCTGATGGATGTGATGGATTATAAAGTGTATAATCTATTTCATCATCTGAAAGTGCGAATTGTGTGATTCTAAAAGAACCGTCGTTGGCTGCTAATAACTCTCTTCCTTTTGTAGTTAAAATAGCGTCAACTGTTATTACTGAATTATTTAAATATCCCATTGTTGTTTTTTTATATAAATATTGTTATATGTTATAAATATGTTACTCTATTAGTTTCTTATCTCTTAGGTCACGAATTACTTCATCTGGTGCAATTTCTATTTTAGCAGTTGGATACTGCGGGAATATTATACCAGAAGGAGTATTATCTTGTTTTAAAAGTGGACTGTATTTATCTACAAAACTTCCTGATGGTGTTATAGATCCACTTGATCCTATAGCTGAAGCTTGTGCAATTGGAGCTCCTGAACCATCAACAAAACTTGTAGCTACGTTATCACTTATAACAAATTCTTTAGTTGTAGCTAATCCACCATAAGGGAATAGAGATTTTATTACTATTGTATTTGGACTATATCTATATCTTCTTAATAAGAAAAAGTCTAAGTTTGTAGCTGATGCTATATTATTATCTAAAATTAATTTTAATTTGTTTACACCAGTTAATGAATTATTTTCTTGAGGAGTAACTACTTCTTGTACGGTATATGATTTTGATTCATTATTTTCAAATCTAATTTCATCACCTACCATTACTGACCAAGGTATATTATTTTGTGGTATTGTTGTATCTGCTGGTTCTAAACCTCCAGGGAATACTGCATTTACTGATGCTGTATATGGTAAATATCCTTGAAAATATCCATTTTCAACTCCATAAGCTGTGTTACCATTTGGTGATTGTAATTCAATAACATTACCTACATTAGCACCCGCTGATTGTGAAAATGCCCAGAATGGATAGTTTAAAGCATTATTTACAGAAGATTGACCACCTAAATCTCCTTCAACATTGGTTGCAAAAAACGGACCACCTGTTGTTAAATTAGGTTTTACCCAATCAGTATACCAACTATTAGTTGGGTTCCAATAATTATGGTTTGGTTCTAATGGTTCTGGTTCGTAATAAAATTCACCATACCATTTATATCTTGTACCTGATATTATTTCTTCACTATCCCCGTTTGCTAAATTAATTACATATTTTAAATAATCTGCATTTCTAAGATCCTTACCTGCATTTTCAAAGGCATTTTTAATCCAACTAACATGGATTCTAATTTTAAATTCTTTATTATTATTTCTTAATCCAGCATTACTTTGACCTAGTATATTTTTTAAATTAAAAGTTGTAGATGCATTACCATAATAAGCTAATAATTTTGGATCTTCAAGAATTTTCATATTACAATCAGTCCAGTTACTTGTATTTAAATCTGTACTTGTTGTTTTTTGAAGTTTGATAATAATATATCCAATAAAGCCCCAATCATAATCACTACTGTCCCAAAAACCACCATTATCAGTTTTACGTCTCCATATAGCGGATGATTCTTGTTGTAAATTTAAAACTAATTTATAATTATCAGATAAAGCTGGTACTGAAATGTTTGTAACATTAGTGTTTGTAGCAAATGGATCTGGAGTAAAATAATATTCTCCAGCATTACCTACATATTGAGGTTCTGATACTGATGATGTAATTAAAGAGGATGAAACAAGAGGATCTGGAACACTACCTGATAAACCATAATCAACTGGATAGTCTATATCTGTTGTGGTTGCTGTTATTGATGATGTAATACCTCCAAGTATGTTTTGTAATGTAATGTTTTGATCATCAAAATCAGCAGCATTAAATACGTTACCTTGAGCAACCATACTATAATTACAGAATGGAGCCTCATAACTAGATACTCTATCAGGGTTACCTGCTAATGGAATTGAAGATGTTATATTTGGATAATCATCACTTCCAGAAACGGCAAATGAATCAGCACCTGTTTGTGACCATAATACTGCAACTGGTTCTTTCGCTACTCTATGTACTTGTTGGAAACCATTTAAACTATCATATTGAGTTGAACCTGATACTTGATTTATACCAATTCTAGCTAATCCACCTTCTTCCCAACTTCCTTCTAAATCATAAGCTGTGTAAGGTGATAATACAGGTTGTAAAGCATCTCCTGCTTCATTTATTAAGTATTGTACATTAAATAATGTTTTATTATTAACTACAGGGTATGGATCTACAACTTGGTCTGAGTAACCAAAATATGCTGTTAAATAATCAACTACTGGAATGTTTCCAAATGATATTTCATTACCACCAGGCCCACCTAATCCTTCAATTGTATTTACACCATTAGCTGTTGCTCTTGAACCATTATATCTTGGCAATATAGATCGTAATTGTGTATAGTTAGATTCTGGTACGTTTGATTTACGAGCTGATCCAGATAAAATTGCTTGAAAATTTACTGGGATATAAGGGTCAGTTGAATAATCTACTTCTTGAATTAATGGGTTTATTCTGTATTGTGATACATTATTAAGTGTAGGTTGACAATCATAAGCATTAGTAAATCCATTAGTTAATTCTGAACCTTCAAATGCGTTTTCTATTAGGGTTGGGACTGTTCCAACACCTTCACTTGATATAATATTATTAAATTCTAAGTTATATTCTTTTACTACTAGTGAATTTTGAATAACATCACCTGTTGATTTTGATACTGCTATAGATACATTTAAACAGTCTTGAAAAGATACTGATTCTGATGGTATTAGTACACTCATTGTATAAGGTACTGGGGCAGTATGAATTGTTGTCGATCTTAGTTCTGATGATGTTAACGGTACAGATCCTATATTAGGAATATTATTTGGGAAACTACCTGTATAAATTGAAATTGATGCTGTAGTCCAAGTTGTTCCTGGTGTTGATGTTTGTTCTCCATAATCACCTGTTCCATAATCATCTGTACCATATACTGCTCCTGGTTCTTCTCCTCTCCATACATCTACTAACATAGAAGCTGTTACTTGAATATCTCCTGATGGTAATTGGTTAAATACATATAAACCATCTTGTGAAGAAGAAAGTGATGAAGAGAATGAAATATAAACATCATTTATTTTAGATGCAAATTGTCCTTGTACTGGGGCAACATTAGTTGTATAGGATGGATCAATAATATCATTAGAAAATGTATTATAATCTACTGTACCTGTAAAACTTGGTGTTCCAGTTAATGCATTATATTCAGCATAATTTCCTTTTAATAAAGTAAAATATTGAGGTAATCCATTTGAACCTGTAAAGTTTATTGTTATATCTGTAGGTGCGCTTGCTTGTAATTCTGCTCTATATGTTACATAATCATCATATAAACATAATAAACCAAACTGTGTAGACCCACTAGCTGGTGTTCCATTAGGGGCTGTAGTTGTAAAAGCACTTGCTGTATAGCTATATATTCCATTATCTAGAGGTGCTGATTGAATAAATGCTGTTTGATTATTTGTAACTCCTCTAGACTGATTAATTCTGTTTATTAATAAAGGTGCCTGCAATACTACGTTTACGGTAGTTTGGTTTTGAAATGGTATGTTTGGATTTGAAAGCGTACCATTTGTAACTGTAAAATCCCAATAAGTAGCAGACGACATATTATCTACAGCTGTTACATCATAAACAATAAAATTATCAGGGTTACTATTTTGTTCAATTCTAATTTTACCTAAACTTTGTCCTTCATTAGCAGCTGATTGTGAGTATGGTCCTATTATTTGACCTATATTACTTGAATTTTGTAAAGATAATATTGTAGCGTTCTCTTGAGTAGTATTATTTAATGCTACTCTATTTGCACCTGGTGCTGTTGCTCCAGTTGATGCGTTAAATCCTATTGAATTAAATGATGAAGATATATTTTCTTTGTAAATGCTATAAAATGCACCTGCTATTGGAAAACTACTTAAAGTATGATATTTAGTAAAAATCCAAAATTCAATATCTCTATTTTCATGAAACACTTCAAATGAACCACTATCTACAGATTGTGAAACATTTGGAGACCCAACATTACCTACTATAGATAATTGAGCATAATCATATGCATCATTAAATACCCCTCCAGTACTATCTGAAGCGCTTGTATTAACAGGGAACCCTACTGGTAAATAAGGGTTAGCAGGAATACCTGATCCTGTTTCTGTTAAAATATAGGATTTATATGGTCTGTGTAAATAAGGATTGTAATTATAAGTATCACCATCACCTCCAACTGTATTAAATCCTCTAGAAACATAAAGTTCTTGATTATCTGCAATTGGTATAGTTGTTGATGTGAAATTTATATTACTAGCTTGTAAAGTAATAACTAAATCTGATGTTGTTGGTATACTTACATTATTTAATTGAGCAGCAGTTATAGTAATTGTTTCTCCAATTTGCCAACCATCTGAAAGTGGGAAAGAACCGTTACCTGATAAAATAGAAACTTGAGTAATAGCATATGCTCCAACTCCTACTTGTGTTGATACCACTGAAACTGCAGCGTTTGTTCCATTTAAACTACCATTTAAACCTGTTATTGGAGTTCCACCTCCAGCACCTGTAACTAATATTGAACTAAAAGTATTACCTGATGTGTTTGGTACTAAATAGCTATGTTCTACTCCATTATCAACTACATAAGAAACACCACCACCTAAAGATGTAATTTTTGATGTATAGTTAGGATTTAAAAGCGGAGCAGTATTTTTAATACTATCAATCAAAGTATTCATACCTGATTTCGTATTCGATCCAGATACAAATATTTGATTTGTTGTTTCTTTGTAATAATATTTTATGCTACTCATTGTCTATAATATAATTATAAATATTTATTTTTCCTAGTTGTTAGCTATAATAATTCATGTCTACTGTTGCACCATACCCATTAGATTGATTTGATGTAAAATGTTGTTGTACTATTAATGTTGTTGATATAGGTGATACTCCGTTTGAATTATATGCTGTAAAATACACATATGCTGTTCTAACAAATGCACCAGTAAAAGGATAAACACCTGGACTTACAGAGTTTGCTATTATTGTTGGTGTGTTTGGAGTTGGTCCTAGTGGTTGGTTAAAAGATACCCAGTTAGATATAAGAGAACCTCCTGTTAGTGATTCTACATATTGGATTGTTATATTATAATTTGTAATTAAACCTCCAAGTCCAACTACTCTAACCAATCTACTTCCCCCACTTTGGAAATTTGGATTCCAAGTAGTTAATGTTGCAAATGGAGAGAAATTATTTTGAACAATTACTTTACCTGCTTGTACCGGGGTTGATAAAGTATCTTGTATTATTGAAGCTTGGGTTGGTGTAGGTGCTGAGTATGTTTCAAAACCTAAACCTAAATCTACTGTTGATGCAGTTACTGATCCTGTATATAATTGTAAATCTGTTGATCCTAAATTTCCTACTAAACTTGAGTTATCTAAAACTTGTGTTGTACTTGCTGTTGCATTTATAAACCAAGGTAATACACTTTGAGTGTATGGTTCAAAACCATCATAATCATATTCTCTTGATGATGTTGTAAAGTTATTAAATCCAAAAGGATCATGATAAAAACCTGATGATGTAGTTAAAAACACTGTTCCATCACCAGCTGTTGCTTTATAATAATTTGCTTGACCCCAACCTCTAATAAATGATTCTGTTGGGAAACTAGCTGCTAATGGTGGAAAATATCCTTGTGGTATTGATGAGGTTAATCCTCCTTCAATTATAACATTAGGATCATCCCCTGATTGTGTTGCTTGATATATAAAGTCTCCACTAGCACTAAATGATAAATCATATGTTTGAGTATCAAATGATGTTACTGCATCAGATGATGGTTCAGAAAATATATTTAATAAGTTAGATATATCTCCTAGACTTTGGTCTGGTTGGTTTGTTTGAGAACCTATATAATACGTTTGATATCCATTTATAGCATTATTTAAGTAATCAGCAGCATTAGTAAATGTAAATGTTACATAATCAGCAGTTTCAATATATGGTCTTGTTTCATTACCATTAGCATCTTCACTACTCATTTTAATGTACTTTACTTTATTTGTTATAGTTTGAGTAGGGGAAGAGAAATCTTCTGCAGTTAATTCTATTATTAACGATTGATTTGTTATATTAAATTTAGGGTCTAATACAGCTAATTCTGTTGATGTAATTGTAAAAGTATCTCCTGCAGCATAATTTGAACCTATATTTGATATAGTTGCAACCATTTCAGGTACTCCAACTCTACCTGCTTCTACCCCAATAGATTGAGATAATGCTATTATAATTCCAGTACCACTTGTTGATACTGTTTGTGCCGCAGTTGGTGTCCATTCAGCTGATGATGCTGAAGATGCTGGTGTTAATTGGACTGTAATATTATCTTCTCTTAATACAAATTCAGCATTTCCTGTTCCATTAGGAGGTGCTAGTGTAGCTACTGATTGAAGATAAGCTTGTGAGAAAATAATTGTTTGTCCTACAGCTGCAGTAGTTGGATTGTTTGTTATTAAATTATTAGGGAAAAATCCATAAACACCCCCATTAGCATCTGTAAATAAAGATCCACTTACTCCACCACCAGCAGAGGCTGAGTATGTACCTGTATACCCTTCTGAACCATCATTATTTGTTGATGTATCAGCGTGTATAGTAAATGCATATGAATTTGCATTATACCCAGTTGTTGTTGGTGTAGTTGGGTCTGAACCTGATATTATACCATAATTAATTGGTCCTGTTGCTAACGCTAAATATGGAGACTGAGATTGGCTTAATTCTTCACCTAAAGTTAAAACATCAGGTAAAGATTCTTGTTGTGTATCAGCCCAAAACCACACATTTCCTGGTTGTGGTTGAAATTGAGGATTAGTAAAGTTAGATTCTGGGAATGTATCTTCATTAAACCATTGGATGAAAAATTGATAATCTATTATTGCATCTTGTCCAAAGAAAGTAGAACACATATCTTTCATTCCTATAGGTAATGAACCTGTTCCTGCTTGAAATTCACCATTATAAAATTCCCTTTGATCTACTCTTGGTATAGTATATATTCCTTGTCCTGAACCTAAAGTTTCAGAAGCTGTATTTGGGGTTCCAACACCTAAAGTTGTTTCAGAATATTCAACAAAATCTTGAGAAAATCCTGGATACAACTTCCATGACATAGAACTAGATATTTCACTATTTGTTAATCCTGATGATGGTTGGCCTCCAATTATAAAACATACATCTAATGCTTCATTATTAATATAAGATACTGCTGGGTTGTTTTCAGTTACTGTTACATAAAATATTATATCACCTGAAGATTTTACTTCTGATGGTTGACCATATTCAGTAGGTGATGCTTCACTTCCATCACTATAATCACCATCTCCATATCCTCCACCTTCAATACTTTCCATAAAGTTAATTTGGTGTGTAATCATTCCATCTACACCACCATCTAATTCAACAAAAACTGATTGACTGTTAAACATAGATGCTGTATACAATTCTTGTAGTAATGATTGTGGTATTGAACCTCCATCTGATTGAGAGATGTTAATACTCATTGTATTTGTAGCTGTTCCTATTACTGAGGTAAACCCTAATGATCCTGTTTGTGCTGATACATCTGTTTCTTGATTTGAAGATGTAAAGAAATAATTATCAAAACATTGTTTTGAATCTGATCCACTTATAGGAGCTGTAAATAAACTATTATAAGGTTCAAATACACCACCTGTGCCTCCATCAAATACTTCTATTGAAGATCCACTACCTTGAACATTTGCATATTGAGGAAAGTTTGGTAATGTTTTTGCAAGTGCTAAATTTCCTTCAAATAGAGTAATTACAATATCATTTGTTGCTGTAATACCAGTTGATGCTAAAGTTGCTTGATCAATTGTTATTTGTTGTGTTCTAAAATAATCACTACCTGTGTTTATTACTGTTACAGCTGTTAAATCGCTATTTGCATCTACATGCAACTGAAAAGTTGCACCTGAACCTGAAGGTCCATTTGCTGAACCTGTTATTGGTAATGCTGATCCTGTTACATAAGGACCTGCTGGACTAACACCTACAAAGTCTACAGAATTAAATGATAATTCATTATCGCTTATTAAAGCTCCAGATTGTGTATACTGAGCTGTGTCTAAATAAGTTGGAGTTTCTGTATAATATACTTCATAATCTCTAGCTGCAGATTTAACTGAACCAGAATATTCTGGTATAGAGAATGACATTGAAGGGGGTGCTTGTTTATTTCTTTCTAATAGATTTTGTTTAATAACAACCCCCGACGATAAACTTGTTCTTGCAGGTGTAAAATCTTCTATCATTTTAAATAATGAATTATCAAAGAATTTAATTAACCTTACAAAATCAGTTACATCATAACTTTTTATATATTTTGTAAAATAAGCATCTCTTAAAGCATCTAACTCAGGATATGAATATGTTGATTCCGATATTTGTCTTGGATCACCTATATAATCACCTAAATTAAAATCACCTATTTGTGCTATTATATCATCATTAATTTGATTTTGTGGTGAAAATGCTACTTCTAAATAATTAATATTAGGTGCACTTCCACTTGGGTATGGTGTTTGTTGAATTGATCTATATGGTGATAAAGTAGAGCCTGATGGTATTGTTGTTGTTACAATATGTACTTTATCTGTAATTCTATTTTTAATACCTCCTGGTACTTGGTTTAAGAAAATACTTTCTGTATTTTGTATAAAAGATCCTGTTAAGTAAAAATTACTATCACTAGCAAAGGATTGAGTTATTTCCCATGATCCAGTTACTTTAGGGTGAATAGAAGTTCTACTACCTGTATTTAATTCTGTACCTAAATCTGCTCTAAACATTAATTCATCTGGAGCTGTATTAATACCTGTACCTTGTGTTGAATAAGGGTTAACTACATAATCAAAGAAAAAACTTTCACTTAATGGTGTATCCCAATATCTTACTTCTTGTAATGCACCAGATAGTGGTGCGTGGTTTAATGAATTTAAAATTAAATTACTAGCACTAGGAATATAAGCTGTTGTTGCTTGTTTCCAATATTGTCCCTGAGCTACTGCTATATGATCGGATCCACTAAATCCAATTTCTTCTCCTATTCTATTTGCAGCATAAAGTGATGCAGTAGTTGTATTATCATAATCATAAGTTGCTTGTACTGACCACCACCCTTGATCAAAGAAAGGTAAACTAACACTTGCAGATCTACCTGCAGCATATCCTACTTGACCTTCAGGATAAAATGCTAAAGTACCATAAGCATTACTTTCACTTGGAACTGATCCGCTCCAACTTCCTGATATTGTACCATTACCATCATATTCTAAAGTTATAAATGCATTATTATAATCTAATACAAATAAATTTTGATAAAATGATGAGGTTGGAATCCCTGTTGTTTTAAATCTAAGTTGAACAGTTTGTGGGGCTGTATCTATATTAGGCCATGCTGAATTCCCTGCCCAAGATGATGTTATATAAGTTGGGTTACTAATACCTTCTAATTGTAAGGCATAGTTAAATTGATTTTGTGAATAATCCCAATCTTTAGTTGTGTCTCTATCTTTACTTCCAAATTCACTAATTCTTAAAATTGTATCTGGAATCCCATAAGAAGTAATTAATGCTCTTAACCCTCCTATTGTACCTTTACGTTTAAGTAAATTAGGCAAGTTATGGTAAATACGTTTATATAAACGCTTATTTATATTGTCTAATGGGACTATGTCATCCGATGCTGATATTTCAGTATCTACGTATTCGTACCCAGAAGGTGTGTCAACTATGCCACCAATTGATCCCGTCATATATGGGAAAGGAAATGTACTTCCAGATGGAGTTATTCCTAAAAATGCTGTGTATAAGTCATCAGTATTAAAATTGTTAGAATATAATTTAATACCAAAATCTTTAATTGCATCTGCTACTAAATCTTTAGAAATACCAAAATCTAATCTGTTATCAGCATCAAATCTAGTAGTAATATTTTTTGTATATAACCAAGTGTTATCATATTGTTGAGCCACCATGTCAACAAATAATTCATATCTAGCATTATTTGGATCCGTTCTAAGGTATTCTGGTATTGTATTTTTTAAATAATTTGTATTTTGTTCATCATAATTTGAAGCTGATAATGATTGACCTCCATAGTTTGAACTACTAGGGTCTGAACTACCTAACCAATTGATTACTTCTGTACTTCCAGTACTATATAAAGTATAAGGAGGTGCTGTATTTGATTTAGGATAAGAATATTCTGATCCACTATCATAGTATAAAAAGTATTCATACCCATCAAAATTCTTTTCTATTTCATCTATTTTATTTCCAAAATTAGATATACTCTCACTATATGCTAATGAACCTGTACCTGAATTTCCTATTTGTGATAGAATATTGTTTAAAGTATTTTGATATTGTTCTATCAATCCTACTTTATACATAAAGTTTTCTAATCTAGTGTATGCTGATGAGAAATGTATAAAATCATTATAGTCTGTATAATTAACACTAATAGATACTTCTTTTCTATTTAATAAGTTTTTAACTTGATTAGCTGAGCTTGTTAGGTTTGTTCCTATTAAGGAATTATAATCATAAACTTGGCTTGCTACCCCTGCTTCTTGTGTTAAATTTAAAGAATAATTTGGACCTAAAATAAATTGATAATCATTAGGTATAAATTCACTAAATGGGAAATTAACATTATACGCTTGAGGTGAAGAAATTTCTTCTACAACCCAAAGTGTAGATTTTAAACCAAATTGTACTGGTAAAGGTTCATATAATTTTACTAGTATAGAAGGTTCAACTTCTGATTTAGTATCTAATTTAATATTATTAGCAATACACTGTTGATCATTACCAAAATTAAGTAAAAAATCAACAAAATATTCTGAGTTTTCTCTTGATGTTATAAATTCATTACTCGAACTTATAATTCTATCATCTGATATTGTGTTACTTTTTAATCTAACCTCTGTTCTATCAGAACTTATTTCACTAATATAATAATTTACAGTAATATTTGAATCTAATAGATATCTATAAAAATTATAAGTTGAATAATAAGAACCATAATCATATCCTATATTTTCTAAATCTTGAGATGGATATAATATTGTATCTCCATTTATAACATTGTAAGTATCTACTGATACAGCTTTAATGTTTGGATTTGAAGGATATATTATATTTTTATTTTCATCATAAGCATAATATTCTATATAATCAGTAGATGAAGTAAATGCCGTATCTAATCTCGATGAAGAAATTAAAATATTATCTTGTTCCGTATATTGTTGGAACTCAAATGTTGTTGGATTTACTTGATTTATTGTTATTTTATCCATATTAGTATGTTCCTGATGTTGTTCCACTTCCTCCAGCTGATGTGCCTGAGTTTGAATTAGATGGGGAATTTGCTACTACTCCTGAGTTTGTAGTTCCTTCATTAAATTCTTCTGGGTTGTTTAGATTTAAATCTTCTGTTATTTGTTGTATTGTGTTGTCATCAGTATCTGTGATGGCTTGAGCATCAAAGTTTATTGTTTGACCAGATATTGCTTCTGCTTTTTCAATTTGTGCTTGTAATAAATCTTTTCTTAGTTGAACTATTTCGTCTTGAAGATCAGATATTAATTTACTATCTTGATCATAGTCAATATATTGAGTACTAGACTTAATTAAATATTCATGAGAATTAGTTTCACCAAAAGGTGGTATTTCATAGAATAAATTATTATATTCTTCAAAAAATTCTTCTACAGTAAATGTATCTGCAATTTGTTGAGGCAGAGATGTAACACCTAATTGATTAAATTTAGTGTCAATAATCTTAGGATATTCCGTCTTAGAATATACTTTTTTAATAAGATCAATTCTTTCGTCTGCCATTTTATAGCTTTTTAACCATTAATTACTTTAAAGTAATAGTTTTCATCCATTACTATAGTATTCCCTTGTATCTCTGTTTGTATCAAAATTTGATAATATCTTTCTGGTTCTAAACCGTTCATATAAACTTTAAAAAAGCTACCTGTTGGGTCACAACTAATTTGAGTAAATGCTTTATCAAACTCAACTACAAATTCATTAGTATCTAAATCTTTAATCGCATAATATGATGCAGATGGTAAAGCATAATTTAATGTATCTATAGATGATGTTTCAAAGGTACGAACTGGAAATTCAGGACGCACGTTTAATCTAAAATTGTTTATACTTTCACTATAAAATACCCCTTGATTATTATCTAATGACATAAATACATCTGGTGTGTCTATTACATTTAATTGTTCAATGTCAAAAGTTGATAATGTAACTACGGCATTTGATGTAACACCTGATACTGCTGGTAAATTATTTAATGATGCTGGTTCCCAAGTTAATACATCTCCTGCTTTATATCCTGATCCTATTTCTTTAACAAAAATATCTACCATTGAAGAACTTTTAAATGTAGCTCCAAAAGTAGCACCAATTCCTACTCCAGAATTTATATCAGGTGCAGGTAATGATTGTGTGTATGAACAAGATATTGAACTTGTTATTTCATTTGTTGGGTAAGAACCTGTTAATGTTCTTCCTGCTTCAAATGCTCCACTACTAGTACTATAAGAAAAATCTCTCCATTTTATTTCTAATTGTGGAGGGTAAATTGTATTTGTATCTACTGAATAGTAACTTAATTGAGGTGTAACAGCACTTGATGTTGTAAATTCTATTTCATCACTCCATTTAAGAATAAATCCTTGATTTTGGATATCTGTTCTACCCGTATTATTACCAGTTGAACCTGAATGCCATACTTTTAGGGCATTAGTTACATCCATATTTAAATCTTTGTCACTTCTTAAAGTAAAGGTTTGTGATGATGTTATATCTGAAATTCCTTCATATTCTCCTCCTACTACATTTGAACCTGTAAACCAAACAGCACCTCCTGTATTGTCACTACCACTCCAAGAAGCTGTAACTAAGGTTCCAAATGATGTAATTGGCCATTCTGTAGAACCTGAGTATGCTGAGTATTTCCAACTTACACCTGTTCCATTTATAATATTATCTAGATATTGTCCTGTTCCATTGTTCCAAGAACCTGATATAGGGTAAGCATATAAAGTTGAGTCTAAAGTTATATTAGTTGCTTTAGCAACATAACATCTTAAACTACCTGACCAGTTGTTCCAATTTGATTGGGTAACATTTGATATTGTTGTTAATACATTATCAATCTCTGATTGGTTAAATTTAATTAATGATCTAGCTACTCTAGAAACAGGGTTTGATTCTGTTACTTCGTTCTTAACATCTAAGATAGCGTCAAGCCCAGTATTCATATATCTATAAGCACTGTATATCGATGCGTCTTTTTCGGGAAATAATTTATATACTGCCATAATTAAAATAGTGTTACTACCCTACCTTTAATATCGGTATTTGGATATTTTAGTTCAAAAATACTTGGATCTAATGAAGGGAATATTGTACCATTTTGATTAGCACCATTCATATCATAGGCCCACTGCGAATATCCAGCTGAAACACCTGCTTTATTTGTAAAGTTTATCTGTTTTACTGTTTGTACACCATCAATAGCATCTAATAATACATAAAGATCTGGTGTTATAATAGGTTGGTTTAATTGCCAGTTATTTATATTAAAGTAGTTTTGTAATGCTACAATACACCTTTCCAATACTTCATTATTGTTAAAGTTAGGGTATGTAATAATTTCAAAATCAATACTAAAATTAATAATAAATGCATCTTTGATACTAATAGTATCTCCAATCATTCTATATTCGTTTAAATAAGCCTTTAAATTGTTTTTTAATGTAGCCGATGCTGTTGTTAATTTACCCGATATATCATTGGTTAAAACATATATATCCAATGTAGTATTAGCATCATCAGCGTTTGGTTTTTGTGTAAGTGCTTTAGATATAACCCCATATTTAGGATCCATACTTAATGCTCTTACTAAATAGTCATCTTGAGTTACATTTCTTAATTGTGTAGAAAAGTTTGATATACTATTTTGTCTAATTTCTTCTATTGTATCACCATCTTGTCCTCCACTAGCAGCTATTGGGTTTGCTGCTGCTAAAGAATTAAATACATATTGTGCTGTATTTGCATTTAGATTAGCTTTAATAAATTGTATTGTTGAAGTATTCAACTTAGTTAATGTATTTGATGATACATTTGAGTTAATACCTCCACCTGTATAATATCTAATTGTAAGAGTAGTATTTGAAGGTGCTACACCATAAGTATTTGTAAATACAAAATTTGTTGGTGAATAAGCTGTTGTCATTTTATTTTGTAAGAAAGGTAAACCTAAACCTACATTCATAGGGTTTGGTACTATATCTTCTGTTGTTGATGTTGATGTACCTGCTCCAAACTGTAATTGTAATTGATTTGAACTTAAAAATCTTGTTGCAAATCTATTTTGTACTTGTTTTGTTTGTAGTAAATAAGGTGCATCTGTATCTAAGTAAGTATTTGGATCGTTTGTATTTGTATTTTTTATACCATCAAATACTTGTTCTTGTCCTAAATAATCTACTTGATACCATCTATTGCCGTCTGAGTCAAATACATCTAATATTCCAGCTATATTAGCTGCTGATATTGTTGTTGTTGCAAATTCTTGTGGTGCACCAAAAGATACAGTTTGTACATTTATGTTACCTGAAAATGCTTTTCTTGTCTTTTTTAGTAAGTAATATGTAGGTAAGTTATTTGATACTTGAGCTACTGTTGTTACTGTTGGATCTGATGAACTTGATACTGTAAAGTCTATAGGTTCTTCAATTGTAAATGTTTGACTACCACCATTATTTGAAACTGTTGTATTTGCATTTACATATACAGCATAATCAAAATCAGGTACTGTTTCACCATTTACTACTTTTGAAGGTATTTGTTGGTAAAAATCAATTACCGTTGTAGCTAAACCTGTTACTTTAGGTGTATAGCCGTACATATAAGCTAAATCAAATATGTTACTTGTTTCTCTAGCATACTGTAGGAAGTTTTCTTGTACTTGATTATCTAAATAAAATGAAAGAACATCACCTACATAAGCGGCTTGTTCTATAAACATCATACCTGGGGATGTTTCTGTAAAATCAGTATATGTAGTAGGAAAATATGTTTGAGAATAGTTAATCAGTTGATTTCTATACTCAGCAAAATCCTTATTAATATATTGTATGTCTCTTTTAATTGCCATTAGTTAAAAGTTAAAGTTAGTTCATCTTCTATACCAGTATTTACTACTGAATAATATACTTGAACTGTGATTTCATTTGAATCTGGGTTTTCTAGTACTGCCAGTTCTTGAAGATCTACGTTTGGAAAAAACTGTTTTATTTTTTCTCCAACATCATCCTTTAGATATTCTAATGTGTTATTCGATATTTGTTCAAATATAAATGATCTTAAACCACCACCAAAAGAAGGATTTCCTGGTCTTTCGCCTGGGTTGGTTAAGAAATAATTTATTAAATTGTTTTTTATGGATTGTGCAGTAGTATAATTTGGAATAAACACAGCCCCTCCATCTAATGGAAGGTCTACACCTATACCAACTCGTGGTCTAGTGTCATTAGGAAATTTTTGTACTGCTCCAAATGCCATAATTATCCTTTACTATTCATTAATCCCATAATTTGATCCATACTAACATTTCCTTGTGGTAAACTACCATTTGGTGATGTTGTATCAACACCTGATACTTGTAATGGTACATTTGCTGAAGTAGCATTTAAAGTGCCATTAGCTCCAGGTCTCATTCCATCTAAAACATTCATCATGTTTTCTCTTAATTTTAATTTATCAGATTCTGGTAGAGGTTTTGCTTCAATTGCTTTTTCCATTATAGGAGCGCTAGTTGAATTCCTGGGTGTTTTTATTGCTTCTAGTAAAATATCTTTCATCTCCTCCTGAATTGCTTCTTTTACGGCTGATTTTACTATGCTTTTTAATTGTGTTAACTTCATGTCAAAAAATTTAATTTATTATAAATATTGGTTTAGTTTGCTTTTAAATTATTTTGTTTAATATAGAACACCAGTTCGTCAATTAATATTTGATCATCTGCGGCAAACGATTTTTCTCCTTTTAAGATTACTATTCCTCGTGAATCTTTAGCTACAGCATAACGTTGATATAAATCCCCTTCACCATAGTTTTGAGCATTTTCTGTATCAGCAACTACTGATAATTCAAAACCATTTACGAATTTTTGAGGTACTTCACCTTGAGATTCTTGTTGTTGTTGTATAGCTAATAATTCAGCATTAATTTCTTCCATTTCAAGATTTCCATCTGAACATTCTCCTATTAATAGATCAATTGTTTTTAAGTATCTTAATATTATAAATAAACATATAATTAATATTATTAATCCTATTATAGTTGATTTTCTTATATCTTTAAAATCTTCAGCAAAGTCCTTTAATAAATCTTGAACCTTTTGTAACTTACCTACTATAGAATAACTTGCAAACTGTAAAGGTATAGGTAATTTACTAATTGCTTTTTCTATAATAGCAAAGTTTTTAGTTAATATTAAAAATGCTGCCGCTAAAGCAGTATTTGCTATAATTACAGCATATATATTATTTAATTGTCTTACTATTGAATTTCTTCTTTTAATACATTGTTTTAAAATAGCATTATTAGGACATTTAGCTTTATCCTTTTGTGCAATTTTAGCAATTCCAAAATTAATTAATAAACCAATAGCAAGTGGTAATAGTTTTTGTTGTGCTATGGTAGCAAACCCTAATATTTGTTGTTTAACGTTATTTATTATTCTTTCAACTGGTTCTAATAGCTTATCAATTTGTTCATCTATTAATTTATTTATCTCATCAACAACTTTTTGTTTTTCTTCTTTAGATAAAGATTGTATATTGATTAATGCCTTTGGTGGTAATTCTTCTTTTACTACATGATCTCCTTTTATCATTTGTTGAACCCAGGGTGTATAATTAGGGTTATTATCTTCACCTACATTATATAATAAAAAGGGTCTTAATGGAATTACAGGATAATCAGGATCGCCTATAACAGGTATACCAAATTTTATTTCAAACTCACCATTAACATCTGTTTTGATTTCTTTTGGTGCATCTGGATCTGGAACATATGATATTCTTTCTATTGTTTTAAAATTGCTAAACCTAAAATCTTTAGATTGAAATTCTAGTTCTTCGCCTTCTTCAAGTTTTTCCTCTGCTTTATCTTGTCTTCTTTCTTGTCTATCATCAAATTTATCTCTACGTTCTAATAACCTATTATATCTTTTTTCTGATAGTTGTTCTTGTATCCCATCTTTATTAGTAGCAAAATATTGTTTTTTAATTACAGTATTACCATTTTCATCTTTTTCAACCATTATAGGATATAGTAACAATTGAGGGTCTACTAATATACCTTGTAAGTTATCTTTTGTTTGTTTATCATATAATCTACCCTTTACAGTAAAAACTTCTATTCTAATAGATTGAATAATTTTTTTAATTTTTAAAGCATTGTCTTTTTGTTGACCTACATCATCTCCAGTAGCCCCACCTAAGTTTACTCCTAGATTCTTTTCTATAAGTGCTTTACCTTTTTCAGTTTGTAAAAAGGATTTAGCTGCGTCTAATATAGTATCTAATTCACCTGCCATATTATAATGCTTTTACTTTTTTAGATAAAAATTTATTAATATCATTTTGTATAGCTTGAATTTGTGGTTTTATCATAGTTGCTTTTGCCGCTGTAGCTTGAATTTGAGGTTCAGCTGACAATGAAGAGCACAATGTTTCTACATTTTTTAATAAGCTAGAAAATGCATCCATAAAAGTATCACCTAATACTAATGATTCATTAGCGTCAGTTCCTCCTAGGTTAACATACCCGTTTGGAGTACTTACGTTAAAATTATTTTCTTTTGATCTAAATCCTATATCATTGTTTGATTCAACTATAAATGATTTTTGAGTTGTCATTATAATACTATCTGCCTTAGAATTAAATAATAATCTATCCCCATTTAGTATTACTTGTGAGCCACTATATTGTCTAGGGTCTTTTGGTGAAGTACTAATAATATTATTTAAAGGAGTAGTTGCTGATTCTCCAATTTTTAAGTTTAATGTTGCAATTTCTAAAGGTATTCTTTGGGTTGAAGTTAAATAAATAGATGTTGGGTCATCATTAATACTTTCAACTATTGGAACCCATGATTCATTACTCCCAGTTATTTCAGGTTGACCATTTTTTAATATAGTAATAGGACTTCCACTATCTCCTATCGAAGACCAATTATTTACTATATCACCATTTGTTTTTGCTGTACTGCCTAATCTAAATGAATTACCAAATCTACCTTCTATGATATTATCACCTGCAAAAGGTAAAACTGGTTTGACGTTTCCATTTTCTACAAATTGACCTCCACTTTGACCATTAAGATCAAGTTCAAATGCTTCATTACTTTCTTTATTAGTAGCACCTGCTTCAATACTATTATAAGATTTAACTTGAGATGGTGAATTAGTATCTACTAAATAAGAAGGGTAACCATTTTGTTCAGGATGATTCCAAATACCAATTGGGTTTAAATAAAAATATTCATAATTACCTGATGTTCCCGGATTTTGGGTTGATGGTAATTTGAATAATAAAACTAATTCATTTACTAATGGAAAGTTTTTAAATTGAGGAAATAATGGTTTTGCTACATTTGAAGGATCATCATTATTTGCTATGGGTTGATCTAAAATTTCATATTTTATTGTTCCTATAGCCCCAAATCCTCCAGTTGATTTAAATAATTTTGAATTTGTATTCAAAGAAATATCAATAACTCTAGCTACTACTAAATTATCTTTTAAGTCGTTAATAGCAACGCTAGAATCATTTGAACCCCCTGTAAGGGCTCTATTTAAATAAGCTAAACCTGTTACAGACATTATTCCTCTTTACTTTTTTTAAAATCAGAATTTAGTTTATCTAATTCAGCCATTAATTCTTCTTTTTCAGCATCTGTTATACCTAAACCATCTTCACTACTACTATTATTTAATGCTCTTTGAATGATTGTAGCCATTTTAATTAATTGCTCATCATTACGAATACCTATCTCCATATATTCTTTAATAAGAGGTACTATGAGAGTAGCGTCACCTATATCATTAATTAATGGTTTTAATTCTGAGATTAAACCTGAAATTTGTGTTTCTTTCTTTTTTTGGTTGTCGTAAATCTCACTTAGTATATCCGAAAACTTTTTTTTCTTAAATACAATGTTGTCTAGTGATCCCATAATGTTTTTATTATAAATATGGATATAGAATAAGTTTAAAACTTACACCAACCGTTTTCTAGATAAAAAATATATTGACTTTTGAAAATATCGTGAAGCTTATCAGCTATTTTAGTTATTTTAGGAGTTTTAACATCAATTATTTCACGAATGTATATATACAATGCTTTTTTATTAAATACTTCTATAGTTTCTCTTTTTCTAAACAATTCAAGTATAGCATCTGCTATTTGAGCATCATTTTTCTTTGGAAATAATTCAAATATATTTTCTGTAGTATAGGCAACAAATAGTTCTATGTATTTACTTAAATCATTTTGTGCAACATCATCACCCATGCTATAAGTGTGGGTTGATTTTTCACCCATTAATACATCAACTTCTACTTTTTTAATTTTTTTATTATAATTTTTAGTATTATATAATATTAACCAACGCTTAACAATAGTACCAAAATAAGAATATGCTTTTGCTCCTCGAGTTGGGTCAAATAAATGTATTTTAGATAATAAAAATGTAATTATCTCATGTTGGAGATGTTCTAAATTTTCAACCTCGGTGTGATAAAACTTAAAGGTATGAATTATATTTTGTGTTAGCTTAAAAAACGCGTAATGAATTTCGCGCTCGTATATTTTTGATCTCATTTCTGAGTCTGACGTATTATTGTAAAGTACAATAGCGTCCTCCGTTTGTTGAGTAAAATAATTTTTACTCTTTTTTCTTCTTTTTCTTACCATTATTGGATTTTAAACTTTGATATACCATCTTGTATTACCTTTATTTGTTCAAAAAACCAACCTATTTCATCATCACTTTTAAACGTACCTTTTTCATCAATTTTTTTAAGGCGTTCATCTGTGAATTCAATTTGTTTATTAAATTCTGTTATATAATCATTATACTGGGCAATAATGTCCTCTTGTTTTTCTGCTTTACGTAATAAATTCCACGTAGTGTACAAAAAAACTAAAACTAAAATACTTAATATTATTATTGCTATTTCCATTATAAACTATCTAACATATTCTTTAATCCGGGACTAGAAACTGTATTTAGTGCCTTAGATTTAGAACTTGATTTCTTATTCGACGACAATGTAAATGCCTTCTTTGGTGCCTCCACGCTATTTTTAGAAAATTTTGGAAGCCATTCAATTTCAAACTCAATTCTCGCGGCCATCATATCAGCTTGGTGCAAAATAAATGGTAAAGATGTACGAGGTTTAGTTTCTGGCATGAATGATTTTAAATATTTTTCATTAGCAGGATCATATAATCCATCATGTGTTTGAATAGCTACCATTTCATTAAACGTATATTTAATATCATGCGCTTGTAATAAATATAATCCTCTATCAGGTACGGCTGAGAATGGAATTTTTTTATTGTGCATATATTCTTCACCTAATTTATCTCGTCTCCATTGATCTGTCTGAGGAATGTAAGATTCATTATCTTCATCACCCATTTTTCCTAAATCGTGGTTAATAGCCGAAAATACTAATTCTTCTTGTGTAAACGTAGTCATATCACATCCAAAACCTTCCCAAACAGCAGACATTGCTAATGCTGCTTTAACTACTCGATTAACATGATCAACATATCCTCCTGGAAATGCTGAATGATATTCTTTTTTATGTGATGCTGGCATTAGAATTATTCGTTCTTCATATTTTTTGTAGAAGTCGAGTAATTTTTTCTTACGATCGCCTGTAATGTATTGTTCAATATTACTATTAAACTCTACCCAATTTGACTGAATTTGTTCTGCTGTCAATGTCATAACTTTTATTTATTTATTATTAATGTAACGTTTAATCCCTTTACCCCCTGGTGCCTTTGTTTCAATTCCCATTTTTTCAAAACCCCTGTACGTCCAAGGTAATGGAGCTCTTTTAGATAGGCACGGAACCTTCAATATCTTTTTTAAATGTTTTTATTTCCATTAAAAATGCACACTTTTCATATTCTTCTTCTTTTTCAAAATATTGAACTGCTTGAGTAAGTGAGGAAATAAGTTCTTTTGTTTTAAAATCCATTATGGCCTCTAAATGATTTCTATCTTTTAAATCAATTTTACTAATATAATAATACGCTCGGTTAAAAACCGTGTATTCAGATGCAGATTTAGTATCCTCAACGTTATAGTTTGGTGATTCTGCTTTTAAAAATTTTTCTAGTTTTTGATGGAATACTTGATGATTAATTATCAATTTAGTAAACATACCTAATTTTGTAAAGGGCACATCTAAAATACCATCAGGTACATTAGTTACCTGTTTAGCATTTTCTTCATTTCCAAATAAATTAAATATTTTATTTTTATCTATCATCTTTTTCCTCCATGATATGCTACTGCATGTCCTTCAGTTATTAATAAATCATTTAAATTTTGATCCCCAAAAAATATATTTCCTAAACATCTACCATATTTACCAACTCCTTGGGAATGTAATATAAAACTATTATTGTGTTTTTTAAACATTTCTACTACAAAACTTTTTGCAGCTAAACCTCTTTCTTTTTCTTCTAAATCTCTAGTACGTGATTCTGGTGTATTAATACCAACTAATCTTATTCTAATAAACTTCCAGGTATCAAAACCCAAATCAACTGTAGCATCAACGGTATCACCATCAACTACTCTATCTAACTTTGCGTTGTAAATATACATAATCGTTTTGATTATACATATTGATTATTCGCTTTCCTGATCCCTAAGTTTTTGAATGTATTGTGCTTTTTGAATCTGTTTACGTCTAGTTACTGATGGTTTAGTGTATTCTTGTCTATCTCTTACCTGTTTTAACACACCAGTATCTCTAAATTTACGTTTTAAACGTTTTAAAGCACTTTCTATTTTTTCACCTTTTTTTATTTTAATTTTAAGCATCTAATTTTTTTAAGTCCAACTCTATTTTTTCTTTTATTGCTTCTAATTGACGGTGTTCTTCAACAATGTTTAATTTGTTTGGATTTGCTGGATGGAATCTCCAATAATCCTCCATTATTGTTGATACTGCTACTAAATCATTAATTAAATTTGATTTGTCTTGATCTAATTTTTGTTGTTCTTCATTACTTATTGCCATAGTTTTTCTATTTAAATTTATTCCCTATTGATTTTATTATTGATTTTGCTTCTTCCAAATTTATTTGAAAAAATTCTCTTTGGTTATTAACGCGATAACTTTTTAATGCATGATGTACTTCGCCTTCTAATAGTTCGCCGTTAAAACAACGGTATGCCCATGCTACTTTGTATGGAAGTGGCACACCTGTTGCGTTAGAAATTTGTTTAGCTCGCTCATCTGGAGTTAACTTTGTATATCCTATTTTTAATAACCCTGGGGCTGCTTCACTTTCTAAAACATAAACCCACTGATCACCTTTACCCTTTTTATTATAAATTCCTCTCTTTTTTGCGGTATAATATGTAACATGCTCCCAACCATCTTTTCCTGGGGTTAATGTAAAATAAGAGGCAGATGATACTTCTGTATTACCATAATTTTCTTTTAATGGTATAAGATTTTTAGCTTCTTGTATTGATATTTTTTCCATATTAACCTATTTGTTCAAATCCTTTTACTTCACCTAATGCAAAGTTAGCAATATAATCTGTTATATTATCTGTTTCTACTTCTGCAACACTCAAGTGAATAGAAGTTCCTTTACAACTTTGTTTTCTAGTTAGGTATTCAATTTTATATTTTTTCATTATTCTATTATAATATTAAATTCGTATTCTTGTATAATTCTTTCATTCTCATATTCGCTAGCAAACATAGCTTTAGTCATTACTTTTAGTGTATCACCCACCATAGTATTGTTTAAATAAAACTGTTGACGCGGGTTATAATTATATTTACTATAAGTACCTAATAATGTTTTAGCATAAGGACACTCCCAACAAAAATTCTTTTGAATTTGATATCCTGCTATATTTAATGGAGGCTGTATTTGAGCTATATCAGTTAATGTATAAGTTTGATTACCAATAGGAATTAAATTATTCCAATCACCATTACTAAACCAACTTAATACTGAATATATTGGTACTTGGAATGAAATTGAATCAAATGCTATCCAATAATCTGAATCGTATGCTACTTCAACTAATGGAACACCATTAACTTCATAATACTCATCTAATTCATCAAGTTGACCCATAATAGTAAAATATTTAGGGCCATAATATTCAATATGCCAATAACCATTTTCATCTTGGTAAACACCAGGTGAAACTTGTGGATCTATTTGAAAAAATGAATCACAGTTGCCATCTACACATGGGTAGGGTTTAATAAGCTCCTCTGGGCTACATGCCCAAAGGAAACTTATTAAAATTAAGTATGCTATCTTTCTCATTATGCATTAACATATTGAAGTGCAACATCAAACATCTTACTATTCAAATCCATATCTTGTTTAAAGTTTTTAATTTGTCTAGCTTTTCTATGCTTAGTACCTATTGTATAATCAAAATCACCTTCAATGATTTTTTCTTGAATTACATTAAATACACTCCATAAATCATCACCTTTATCTTCTGGTCTAACTGGGGTAATAAACTCATCCATATCAATAGTAATTCTTTTAAGTTCATCTTCTGGGAACCTAACTGCAAGCATATCCTTAGCAAAATCAACAATTGCTTTTTGCTCCATTTTAGTATCGATCATTTTATTCATCGATTCTACTGTTAATGGTAATTTTTCAACCATTTCATTAATTTGCTTTTGTAGCTCATCAAAATCATATCCCATATGTCTAATTGAAACTTTTTCAAATTCATTAGTAGATATAACTAAACCATTTTCACAAATCATTCTAAATAAACCAGCGGTAAATGTAAATGCATTTTTACCATCATGTGAATTAGTTAATAATATTTGTGGGAAAACAGTATCAATTGAACTAGCTTTTGCAAATGTACCATCTGCTTTTCTATAACCTGTAGGAGAATTATCATCTCTAGTAATACCATCAGGTAATTGATTGATTACAATTTCAGGATTTCTAAATACAACTAAATGCTTTTGGAAACCTTTAGTACTTGATTGTCTAGCTTTAACTTCTTTTGCATCAATAGCATTCCAACCTAATAATTCCATATCATCAATCAACTTATCAGTTGGGATATGTGAATACTTACTTGATACTTCAGGAGAAGGCTTAGTTGAGAATATACTTGGAGCGATTTCTCTTAACTCATTTTTACTTAATTTTGAACTTTTGCTTAAATCTAACATAACCTTAATTGTTTTTAATTATTAATATACCGTGAATATACGAAAGGTAGCCTGGGGAGCCAAGCTACCTGCGCATTACTTTCAATTATTTTTTTACTAATAAACTTGGTGAAACTGTATATTGACCACCTATTCTACCATCACCAACATCACTAGCTTGAACTTTAATATTCTTACTATTAATTTTGATAACTTTAAAATTTTGCTTAGGATCAATTTTTTTATGATCAATACCTACTATATCACCTACTCTAAATGATACTTTAGCATCATATGCAAGTTCTGATTTTCTAACAGCAACTGCATTTCTAATTTGACTAAATTCTTGTGAATCTGAATTTTTAATGAATTCTAACACTTCGTTTAAATTTAACATAACCTTTATTTATTTTAATTAATTTATTAATATACCCTAAATATACGAAAGGTATCTTGGGTAGCCAAGCCTCCTGTGCATTACTTTTAATTAATTGTTAAATAAATTCCACCTGTGCCCTTAACTAGTGAAGAACCCTTAGCTATAGTATTTGCAGGAGTAAATGTATATTGTCCTCCGTCTTTAGGAATAATAACTCCTGATGTATATGGAGAAAGAACTAGTGAATCTTCATCAATACCAGTAAAGTTAGAATAAACACCTTGAGCATTCATAGGTGGAGGAGATGGTACTCTAGGTGGAACTATAGTTTCAACTGTAAAATATGATGTACCTGGATTTATATCACCCACAAGATAAAATGGAGTTGTAATAATGAAATTATATGTAACACCACCTGTTAGTTCCTCTATATATTCACCTTCCCTTATTTGATCTACTGTGTAAACTGCCATGTTTAAAATTTATTATCCCATTGGTTTCTAATTGCACCATAAAACGCACTTTGAGGGCCTGCTTCATCCAAATGTGGCATTCCAATATCCAAACTAGTGAACATATCATTTAATCCAGAGATATTTAAATTTAAATTAACATCATTGTCACAAACATCACCTTCTACCATTGGAAAAACATCTTCTTTTCTTATATATTTTAAATTATAAGTATCTCTATAATCTGTAAGTACTTGGTGAGAGTTAATAATTTTATTTTTATGTGACTGATTAAAGTGACTAGAATCATACTCATAGCAATTTTCTCTATTCCACTTCTTCCACCAATAATTCTCATTTTCAGTTTGCATCATAGATGAACAATACAATTTCCAATTCATCTCAATATTATCAGTCATTAAACAGAATACTCTATTAAACTTACTTCTTAATCCGTTTAAAAAACTAGTATGATTTAAATCTCTAGGATTTCTAGAATGCCATGCTACATTTTGGACTAATAAGGTATTATCTGCTATTGCATCACCATAATTATATTCTCTATCTTTTATAATTTCATTACCAGCATGGTCAATGTAAACTCTAGGTCTAATTTCAAAAGGATCATAAATAAAGTTGTAACCGCAGTCATCGGCAATACTTCGTCCTAATTCCATTCCACCACAGTAAGGGTAAGTTAATAATAGTACTTTCATCTAAATTTATTTTTATTATAAATATGTAGAATTTACTTTTATCTCAATAGAATTGCCCAACTACTATCTTGAAAAATCATCTCTGGTTCTTTTTTGAAAAAATCATTAACGGCTTGTATAACTTCGGGATGAGGATCACTATAATCATGACCACAAATTATACCTCCTGGTTTTATTTTAGGGAGATATAGTTTTAAATCATTTGTTACATCATCATAACCGTGATTTCCATCAATATAAACAACATCTACACTTTCATCTTCAAAATTTCCATGTACATTGTAACTATAGTCTTGAAATAATCTAATATTATCCCAATGTCTAGTATTAGTCCAAAATTCTCGTCTAACTTCATCCCAAGTTCTATTTGACATTTCATTAAACAATTCTTCTCCACTTAAAGGATCAATACAAATAATTTCTTTAAAAAGAAGTTGTGAAGCAAAGATAAAAGTAGACTCTCCCATATAAGAACCAATTTCAATCATTTTCATATCTTCCCTACCTTGAAGTGCAAAACCCATATATTTACACATTTCATATAACCCTACAAAATATCTATTTCCTATTATTTGTCTATTCCATTCAGGGTTAGGATTGAACCTTAAGCTATACTTTTTTTCCATAATCTTGATTTATACTTATACATATTTGCGGAGCTAAACTCTTTCTCTCTTTAACAACAACGCATCAATAAATACGTATATATTACATAACATAAGATATGAAAGATAGTTTGGCATTCCAAATAATTGTTATTATATTGACGTCATGAATAATGTGATAATACTAAAGGAAGATGACCTAAGCAAGTATATGGAAGAAGACAAATTAATTGTTTTCTACAAAAGGGACAGTTGTCCAGCTTGTATGAAGTTATTCCCGGATTTATATTATATACCTAAAGAATATGTTGTAGTTGTAGTTGATGAATCAATGATGAAATCGTGTACATATTTTCCAGGTGGAATAAAATATTTCCCAACTATTGCATATTATGAAAAAGGTTATTACTTAGATGAGTTTAAAATATCAGAATTAGAAGAATACAAACAAAAATACAGTTAACTATGGAATTATTTTTATTTATTTTATCATTTATATCTGGCGGAGTCGTTCTCGCCGCTATATACACCGCCAAACTTGCCTTTCAAGCTAATGAGAAGTACGATAGTATGGAAGAGTATATTAATGATTTTCAAAATGATGTTAAAAAGGCAACTAATCGCTGGAATAGTGATTTAAGGGTGGTGAGTGACAACCATCAAAAAATTAAGGTTAAATTAGAAGAGGATCACTATAAAGATTTGAGCGATGTTAATAAAAAATTAGATAATTTATCTATTGATATTGAAACATTAGGCCGAAACCTAGATAGTGATAGGAAAATCAATGAAGGGGAGATAAAGAAGCTATATAATAATATTCAGCAGACGGTGAATATGATTAATGCGGTGAGGGAAGATCAAAAACTAAACCAAAACTACTAGATGAAGCCGCTCTTGTGTTTAGTATGTGTGGGTGCATATGGATATAGGTCTAATAACTCAATATCTAAGTATATACCTATCGATAAGCAAAAAGAGTTGGAGAAAATGTTTGACATATGTTTGCTAACCGATGATGATACTATTACGGGGCTCTTCGATGTAGAATTTTACCGAGAAAGAATCTTTACATATTTTGCAAAGTTAACATTTACTATTAGAATGGCAATTAAGCACCAACGTGGGGCTTATTACTGTGATATAGATAAATTACATGAATTAGCTAATCTGGATGTTACCGACAAATATAAATTTTCCTATATAAGAGAATGGCCTAAACTTACCTATTTCAAACAAATGGAAGATGAGGTATATTGGAAAAAGTTAGTTACATACTGGAAATCTAAAGGTTATGATTATAGTTTAACTAAAACTATCGAAGAACACGCATTCTATATGCCTTTCCATTTTAAAAGTAAGAATTTATTATACCTTATTGAAGAAATCAAACCTGTTTTTGAATATATATCTATAACTGAGGAAAATGCTCATTCCCATAAAGGAATTGGTAAGGGAGAAGGATTAGCTCTGAGTTATGCTTTGGATGTTAATGGTATTGATATAGCCTAATATTCGTATATACCTCTTCTATCTAATTCTTTTTTGATAGAATTCTTCTTTCTGCTATAAGATGGTGAAGAAAAAAACTTAATTAATTCTTCTGTGGAAGTACTAGCGATAGTATAATGTCTGATAATCCAACGATTAGTCATCCTACCGTTCTTATCACGGATATATTCTTTACTTGAAGGTTTTAATTTTGGGGCCATACCAATACATATATAGAAATATTCTAAAATACACAAATATAAGTATATACAATCGATGGTGTAGGATCGAGTTCGAGTCATAAATGTATCCCAACCTTTCCCTCATATATCCACGCATATATGGACATCAACGCGTATGGGATATTATAGTATGTATGCGTACGGTATGCCGCCGGTGAGGATAATTACGTTATTAATAATATAGTATTCAGTATGTTTACAGTGGTATGTGTAGAAGATATGGGTGCCAAATATTTATAGTCACGGGTATTAGGAATACCATAATAAGATATGGATAGATAACAAGTCATTACCGCGGGATAGGTTCCCACCGTTATAGTCTGCCCCACATTCCCCATCGCCATCGCTGAGTTTCCTACCTACCATTGCATGGCCTTAACTTTCTTATACGTAAATATACGAACTTCCACTACGGTAACCAAATTTGTTCGCCATTGTTTTAACTGAATTGTATTATCTTCAATGTCACCAATGTTTCATTGCCATATCCCCAATGTTCACCTAATGTTCACGTGTGTGGATTGTATTGTTCACAATTGTTCATATATACTTTAAGGTAAGTCGAGAATTGGTTGGGCGATGCATAAAGGGGTTAACACCCACTCCATTTTACTTCATATAACACACGTTCAACTTGTCATACATAAGCATATTTTTATATTCACCGCTATTTATTTTTGGATATTAGGACAGACGTATATTTAAAGATACATACGTGCAAACATTCATTTAACATTGTCCATTTACATTCGATTTAACACGTGAATCACGTTGTGTATTGCGTTTCTTTAGCCAAGTAATCGCCCACCCAATAATAATTATTCCAGGGCTACAACCGCGGGTTTTATCGCTCGTTAAACATTTGTAACCATTGATGTGCTCGAACATCCCACGTTTGAGTCATTGCCCAAACATAGGCTTTATCCATCTTACTATTCATCTTCACCGCGACTGTCTTATCATTTACCTCACCAACCAAAGTATCTATTATCGTAGCTGGATTATTATCTATCATCGTGCCTCTATCTCCCTCACCTATAATGTTCTTTAAGTTACCTGCTCCATTAGTAATGATCTTAACTTTACCTAACATCATTTCAACAGCACTTATACAATAAGTCTCCAAATAATCACTTTGATATATCCAATATTCCGCCTCGCATATTTGAGTCTTCAAATCCCAAGGACATAGGCTACCAATGTAATTAATTCCATCCTGATCCAAATTAGGCCTGCCCCAATCACTAGCGTATGAAGGACAACACACATTTAATTCCGCATTTGGCCTAACCTCTCTAATTGCATCCCAATTATCACATAATGTTTTTAATCCCCTATCCGGTGAGCTCGTCCACAATATTCTATCCCTTATTGTATTGGATTTATAATTTTTCCAATCGTTAGGGTCAATTGCATTGTCTATGTTTCGTATATACGTATTAGATTCTGATGTTGTGTAGCCAAAAGCTTCAAGTGCTTTTTCCTTCATTATATCACTATGTAACCTACTTACACATACAATTCCATTCATTTTATCATGCGTGAAATAATTTTTACCTCCATTATGCAAGTGTCTACCTTTATACCAATCATAGAAATGATCATTATGTAACCAAAAATATGATTTATCAAATGATACACCTTGGTCTTTTAATACTCGAATGTAATGAATATAATTCGTTGCTATAACTAAATTATAATGTTGGAACGCCCTTGGTTTATCTTTAATTATTTTATTTGTTGGGCCTTGCTTTTCACCTAAAGTAGTATAATGGATATAATCAACCCCATTTGCTTTTTCCATTTTAACATCACCCGAAACAGTAACATAATGTCCTAATCGAGCAAATGCCTCGGCTAATTTAATTACACAAAACTCGGTTCCACCTAAGCCTTCCGTATTCCAAGTATTATGATTCCAATGTGGGTTAGAGTAACCCGTGTATAACAATATCTTTAATTTATTCATTTATAAACTGTTATTTTTGTACATATAAATGTCATCAATAATATAATCTATCTTATGCATTGCCTGTTTTAAATTAACGTTTAATACATCACTTTTTACGTCCTTTAATCTATCAATTATTTCGTTTCCGTCCATTATAATAAAATATATTCACTACCTCCATCCCAATTTAATATTGGAAATTGATGTCTAACACCACTGAAACCTTTAAAATATGCTTCATTATCTATACCTTCAAATTCACGTTGGTATGCTATTAATAAATTAGTTGGTTGTAAATTATCTAGTACTTGATCTCTCCATTTAAGGGGACATTCTGATATTCCCCATGTTGATATAAATAATACTTTTTTACCTTCCGATTTTACAGGTGCAGATGAAAATGTAATATTAAAACCATTCAAGTTATATTTTTGTATTTCTATTACTGCTGGTAAGTCAATTATAGTATACTTGTTTTTATAACCCATTTGTCTAATGAATTTAGCCATATCACCACAACCACCTCCTAATTCAACTATTTGGTCAAAATCTCTAATGTCTTGTTTAGCTAAATAATTGTAGTGGAAGTAATGATGATTACATTTCATTTGACTAGCTGAAGTAAATATATCATTTAATTGATAACTATCTCTAAAATATATTTCACTTTGATTAGCATAACCATGAGGCGAATGAGCCATAGCTAATTTCCATTCATTAATGTTTAATCTACTATGTCTGTTATATATTTTATGAGCATAATCTTTATAAAATGGATGATCATGTACTTCATACAACGGTATTTTTCTTACTGTATGATCGCCTCTAAAACTAGCCATATCGACTGATTTCAAATTCCTTTGAAAGCCAGACCATGTGTTATTTAACTCCATATTTATTCTATTGTCATTCCACCTTCAGCAACTGCAACTGGTGGTTCAGACCATAAATTAATTGCTATAGCATATCTTGTTCCTTTTGTAACTGGTGTTACTGTATGAACATATTCTCCTGCTTCAAATATAACTAATCTATTGTATTTAGCTTGAATACGTTCTGGTTCATAATCAGTTCCGTTACTATAAATTTCTAAATATCCACCTTCAATATCCATTTCTTTAGGATAATAAACAGTACCCATTAATGGTTTAACTATTTCACCTGTACGTTTATAGTGTAATTCATCTTTATCATAATGGTTACCTAGATTTTTATTTGGTTTATCTGGTCCATAAACACCAGTCCAATATTCTACTCCACTTAAATATAAAGGGTTGTATCTAGGAAAATCCCAAGGTGAATTCCACCTCCATATTTCCTCAATTAATTGCTTTTTTAGTGTGTTTGCTTCTGGACTACCATGAATATCACTATCCTTCTTATCTCTAAACCAACCTCCCCACCAATGAAAATCTCCATTTGGTCCGAAAAAGTGTTCATCTTTACTAATGTCTTTTAGTAATTGTTCGTTTTTAACAAAATCGTCTATTATAATCATAATTCTAAGTATGGCTTCCGCCTTTAATAAAAGAAACTACTACATATCTAGTACCTTTAGTAACAGCTCTAGCACCATGCTTATGAGTTATGTTACCTGGATGTAAAGTCATTACACCGTGTTCTTTAGGGTTAACATTGCATTTATATTTAGGAAAATATGTTCCTCCACCTTCAAATTCACCTGGATTCAGATTAACTAACGTTGTTATATTACTGTGATCGTGATGTAAACTTAAATGTGCTTGTTGGTCATGTGGATACTTAATAATAAACGATTCATCTCTTAAATGGTTCCATGTATCACCTTCTAATTGATATCTATTTATTGCAAGTGGTCTAACGTGATCATTAATTAATTTATTGTATATTTTATCCATACCTAATACTTCAAGTAAGTTGTCAGTTGTAGGATAAAACTTATGTCTATCTGTTGTCCAATCAAATTTTTCACTTAATTGAACTAATTCTTTACAAAAACGTTTAGTAAAAAACGGAAATACATAGATATTAGGTCCTGGTTCATCAATAACTAAATCATATTCCTTATTTAATATAGCAGGATTAATATATTTTTTACACCATTCATCCCAATTATCATAATCAAGTATTGAAGATTTTTTTACAACACTAACATATTGTTTTACTGGTGTTACCTCTTTATTTGCTTTATGGGCTTTACCTGTTGTTTTAATCCAAGGTGGTTTATTATCTATAACTTCATCCTTCGGTTTTACCTTACGTTGTGCTTGGAATTCATCTAACCAATCTGGTTTTTTATTTTCATTTAAATCCTCTACAGGTTCAAATTCTGTTAATGAATTGGTTTTTGGGTTTGATGTTTGATTAAAATATTGTTTTCTAAATGAATATGCTTTAAATCTAGGATTATGAAATATTTTAGCAGCATCTTCTCTATCTGTTGTACCATGTAAAGCAGGATAAAATTCATCAGTTGGAATTAAATTATTTAACCAACCTGAATCCAATACTTCTTCCATACCTTTTCTAGATAATATATAAGCATGGTTATTATAAGAATAACCTACTCTAACTAAATGATCACCCATTTTCTTTTCCCTTTCAGGTTCCCAATTAGCATGTCTGCCTAAATAAACCATTGACCAATCACTAGGCAATTCTTTAAACATATCTGATGTTGGAAAATCAAGTGGTACAAAATCCTCTTCTAATATAAGTACATTTTGTTTGCCATTGTCATAAGCTACTTTAACAGCATCATAATGTGACAAAGCACATCCAATTTCACCTGGTGTTATTTCTCTATTATAAAATCTATAATCAGCATCTTCTAACTTCCACCAATCTGCCTTTTTAAACTTATATTTAGATGTAGTTTTACCCTTTGCTATGTCCCAACCATTTATAGAATCAAGTACATTATAATTAGTACTGGGTATGTTTGGAATACTCGATAGTCTAGGTGTTATCGAATCGTAAGGAGTATTAATGTTTATTACTAATATGTGTTCTAATTTCATAACTTTATTTTATTGCTTTTATATCCATTTTAATTATTTGTCTGTTTCGACTAAATTGATCTATTGACCAAGTTATATCATTTGTTTCAAGAATATGTTCACTCATTCTTTCCTTATTATTTATTAGCTCTGTGTAGATTAATTTATATTTTATCATTTTAAGTCTTCTATATTTATTTCAAAATCATCATCGAACCTATTATCATAATATTTATTCCATAATTTTTGGTCTTCGATTAGACAATCTTTACATATTGTTTTTCTACTAACTGATATTAATAATTCATCATAGGTAAGTAATTCCGCTTCCATTTGCTCAGTTAATTTAACTCTGTCCCAATCCGCTTCTACTCCCCATAAGTCTCTTTTATCTATATTATTACTATTACAAAATACCTCAATTTTTTTCTCAAACCATTCTAATATAGGTGAATCAGCAGCAAATACCTCAGGTAAATTAGTTGGTTTATGACACCAAGCACACGTTTTTAATTTACTTCTTCCCATTCTGGTTCTTCAACGGTTTTACAAATCAATATTCTGTTATCTTTTCTAACCACTCTATCACATCCTAAATATTCAACCCACAACCCAATTAATTTTTGGTTCATTTGGTTTGAATTTGGATCTGTTACAAAATAATCAGGATTAAAATCTCTAATTACTTCAAGTAACACATCATTAACTTTAACGAGCCAAAATCTCATCATCACTTATATACATTACACCTACATTATGTGGTGGAATATAATGAGAAAACTTGTGAGGGCCAAGTATTTCTTCAATTATTCTTTTTTGTAATACAGGTGATTTACCTGTAATGACTTCAATTTCACCGTACTTACATAGTTGATTCATTATCAACATTTCCTCTACCTTCAATATGGCTTTATTATGAGTTAAGCCATGTAAATCTACTTTAACCATTACTTAATTGTTGTTGTAACTTTTGTATTTTTTTCTTAATTTCTTGTGTTTGAGGTTTTAGTAATTTTAATCTTACTATTTCCTCATGAATTTCTTTTATAGTCATCTTCTATTCTTATTATATCGTCTTCACCAAAATAGGTACCCGTTTGTACTTCTATAAATACTACCTTTTCATCAGTTTCATTCCAAGCTCTATGTCTATCTCCTTGTGGTATTCTAACTGATTGTCCTTTACCTCTAAATAATTTATCGTCTTCTAAAATAATCGTAAGCATACCACTTACAACTGTCCATACTTCAGCTCGTTTTTCATGATATTGATATGATAATCTTTGACCTGGATTAACAGTAATACGTTTTACTTTAACATCAGGTGCATCAAGTAATACTTCATATTTACCCCAAGGTCGCTCATCTACTTCTTTTAGGCTGTTAGCTATTAACGTTTTATATTTAGTTGTTGACCAACCATGATCTCTATTTAAATAATGAATTGGTATTTTTAAATCATCACCTGTGAACGGTTTATCAATATAATCATCACCTAAAAATCTAACATCAAATTCACCCATTTTAAGTAAATCGTATAATGATTCTTCATATGTGTATCTAATTACATCATCAACGTCTTCTAAAGACATTAACATATCTCTACGTTCATCTGTTGACAATACAGGTTTTAATTTATGAGGTCGTTCTATAGA